TTTTGCTACACTTTTCCTAAAAGTGTGTGTAAAATTCTTGCACTTTTTTATCCACCTTGATTTTTTGCGGATTAAAAGCGGTTAAATATAAACCCTCTAAGCTTTTAATGCGCGATAAAGCTACATAAGTTTGCCCACATTCAAAGATATTACTACCCACGTCAATCTGGGCAAAATCCAATGAAACCCCCTGCGATTTATGTATAGTAATGGCCCATGCATGGATAAGCGGAATCTGTTTGATAGCAATCGTCGAGATATTTTCACTGACCCAATTATGGTAGCTAACCAATCTTTTCTCTCCATTATTAAATTGGACTATGGGAAATCCCGCCACAAATTCCAATACAATCCCTTGACTGCCATTCACAATTGGCGTGGGACTCTCCATATCAATATTCGCAATGCACATCACTTGACTACCTATCTTTAAAATGATTTCTTTATCCGCCATAATATTATTTTCTAAAAATGCATATTCCATTTCTTTTTGACTCTCGCTGACCTCAGGTTTATAGACATTACCGGTACCCGGTTTATAGGCACTACCGGGGTTATAAGAATTACCCGGTTTATAGGCATTACCCGGTTTATAGGCATTACCGGGGTTATACGCTCCCTGTTTATTCGCATCAATTGTCGTGACAAGTTCGCTGGGGTCAACCCGCGCTATCGTATATTTACGTTGCTCAACCTCCCCTAATTTCGCCAATTCAGTAATATTAATCAAATCCACGTCTTTACGACGGGGGAGTAAAATCGTCGGTTTAAATAAGCTCGCTTCCGGGAGTGGTTTATTCACGCGTTCAGACAAGCGTTCAAAGGCGGATTTATATAATTTACCCACACGAATTTGGTTCAATATATCGGAATACGTCGAATCCGTCTGCCGATAGATGGTCTTTAATTGTATCGTCGTATCAAACGTGGACGCCCACAGGTCACTTTCAAAACAAAACGCGGAACTATTCGGCTCACCAGTATTGCCAACGGGGGGCAGTTGATAAAAATCACCCGAAAACACTATTTGGATACCGCCAAAGGGTCTCAATAGATTTTTCCGAGCTTTCTTCCCAATTAAATCGAGAATTTCAAACAATTTTAAAGACATCATGCTGACTTCATCAATAATTAAAATATCGATTTTAGTCCAGGCCCCCATTTTATATTTATTGCTAATGACCCTGCGTACCACTTCTTCCATTAAGCCATTGGCTAACCCGATGCCCGCCCACGAATGAATGGTTTTAGCTTTACAATTTAATAAGACGGCCGCGCACCCGGTTAAGGCACAGACTTGATATTTCTTATAGGTTCCTTCACTGGCTAAGACCATGCGCTTGATTAATTCGGTTTTACCTGACCCTCCTGGCCCTGTCAAGAATATATTTTTGCCTTTACTAAACTCATCTAAAGCCAATTGTTGTTCGGGCGACAGCGTTAAACCCGCGCTAGCAGTATTATTATTTAAACTCATTTCATTTAAACTCATTTCAACGGTAACTTTAAATGAGTTTATAGAGAGAAGATTGAATCAATTTTAATGTTAATGTTAATGTTAATGTTAATTTACATTTCCAAAAAGTACTTGATTTGGATAAGCAAATCCATTTAATATTTGTGCCTGATTGGCTTCTATAAAGTAATTGGTATTATTAAAACTAATGTCTACGACCTCAAACCATTCGGGTGGATAGCCCATTAAGTCGGTTAAAGGACAGGCCTCATAGAACAACTGCAGGGATGGGTCAATGTGATAGACATTATCACCAGCAATTGCCCCAGCATTCGCCCCATTAATGGCATAAATCACATCTACCCCGTGTTTGGCATAGTCCACCGAATAGAGATTACCACTCCAAGCATCGAATACCGGGGCAGCCATTTTTTGTGGCTCGGGCTCGTGTGTACGGACACAGCCTCGGCTCTGATTCGCTAAAATAGTTTCCCCTTTGCTTATATCTAATAATAATTGATAGTCTTTTACCGAGGCTAAACAACCTTGCACCCCCTGGACATTATTCGCCGTTCTAACCGAAAAATTATTATTATATGTAAAACCATTTTTTTTGGTCGGATTAGCTGTAGAAAAACGGGTAACATTATAATTTACATCCGTAAAAAGGGTTTTCTGCCGCGTCGTATTTACATAATCGTTGGCGGTAGTATTTGGATTGAATGTATCAAAACAACGATTAACAGCCATGTTGTATATATATATACATATAAACAAACAAACAAACAAACAAACAAACAAACAAACAAACAAACAAACCAAGAAAGTTTTACGTGCTCGCATTAAGTTCTATGTATTTTCGATTAAACGCACACGGAGTACACAGACAATTAATCACGTTCTTATTCGCCACATTAGTGCATTCACACTCTCTGTCAGTCAATACACTACAAAATATTTCATTCGCACAATTACAGACATAACCATTATAATATTTCCCCTGTTTAAAGTCTAAACGGAGTTGATAACTCTGTGCATTGGTCAGCACCCCCCCATAACAACCATTCGCTACCGAGCAGTTATTAGGTACCAGGACGCTAAGCAGATTATTATAAACATATCCGTTTTTCTTCACCGGATTTACCGTTGTACCCGTGAGTTGGGCATTTGTTTGCATATCCACATAAATTGCGTTTTGGCGTTTAGCTTTAATATAATCACTGCCCGTTCCTTTTCTCATTTGATTTTTCAGCATTTGTATATTACGTGGAAAAAAAATATATATATAAAGTATATATAAAGCTAATATTTTTATATTGTTTTCTTTTTTATATCTCACCCTCCCCACAAACACATTATGAATATTAATTATTTGTCACAGCTTCTAATTCGGGCAAATCCCAAAACTCATCACAATCTTTACAGCCACGTGTTTCTCCATTTCGTACATCTGTAATACAGCCGGTGCATTTGTCATGATGTATGTTAGGCTCTTCGCGATTACCTTTCCAATTGGGCAGATTCCATGTAGGCGTAGGGTCTTCTTCCTCGTCGTTAGTATAATAAGCTTCTTCATCGCTAGTATAATACGTTTTTTCATTGGCTAAATTATATTCTAAAATGCTTTGCAATTGGTGTTGCTGTTTTTGACTGCAGGGCATATCTGGGCTTTGCCTATCTTGGCTTTGCCTATCTTGGCTTTGCCTATCTTGGCTTTGCCTATCTTGGCTTTGCCTATCTTGGCTTTGCATATCTTGGCTTTGCATATCTTGGCTTTGCATATCGTGGCTTTGCATATCGTGGCTTTGCATATTGTTGATTGTATATTACTACATAGATAAAAAAATTTTAAATCAATTTTAAAATATTTTGCGCTTCCCCTCTAAAAATCCCCCGCCTGATAATGATAATGTAAAAATAATAACAAGCCAATTATCGTATCCACCAATAAAACTTTATAAGCATTTCGCATATAATTAAAGGCTAAGAACGAGAACAAGCCATACATTAGCCCGTGAAAAATGCGAAATTTCATCCACCAAATTGGCGCTCCTTGAGTTTCTAAACCCGTGGTACGTTTCCCCGTAAAATAGAGATATAAAAAGCCTATCGCAATTACCAAGGTCACTATACCCATATAAGGCAAGTATGAGAGCGGGAGATATTTAGCCGCAGCCGTTAAAGCCAAGCGGGCAGGAATACATCCCCCTAAAAAAAGTAAGAATCGTTTTTGCATGGGTGTCATGTATATATATAGCAAAGCGTTTTTAATCGCTACTTTTAAATATACTTTATTTATACTACATGTCCATTAAAACTACTATACTCGCAGATTTTCTGCAAGATTTTACAGTGACCAAAGCAGACAAAATGCAATACGGAGAGATATATTCCCCCTTTTCGCTCATTCGAAACATGTTTGGTCTCTTCGCTCCGCAAGTGTTTACAAATAAGGCCACCAAGTGGTTAGATACCGGTGCTGGCACGGGCTATTTCAGTATGGTATTGTTCGACCTCTTAAATACTGGTTTAGCCTCGACCATTATAGACACCGCAGAGCGACATAGCCATATAATCGAAAATATGTTGTATTTAATTGAGCTTAAACCCAGTAATGTAGCCATTTTACGCGACCGGTTCGGACCACAGGCGAATATTATTAATGCGGATTTTCTCTCTTATCAGCCCGACCTGAAGTTTGATTATATTATTGGAAATCCTCCTTATAACGCCCACGGCTGTAAAAAAGTCCCGACGAATAAAATTAGCCAAAAAAAAGCCGATGGGCGCACCGTCTGGATGCTTTTTCTAAAACAAGCCTTGAGGTTGTTAACCCCCCATACCGGCCAATTGTGTTATATTGTGCCGTCATTGTGGATGAAACCTGACAAGGCGGGTCTCTATAACCTCTTAACTCAATATAAGCTGGAAAAAATCCATTGTTTATCCAACACTGAAACGAATAAACTCTTTAAAGGCGCAGCGCAGACACCAACCTGCTACTTTCTGTTGTCAAATATGCAGTCGGCACATACACAGTCGGCACATACACAGTCGGCACATACACAGTCGGCACATACACAGTCGGCACATATACATATCTATGATAAACACTGCCAGACTTATGTAAAATATGCGTATACACCCGGTACGCCTTTGCCTTTATTCGGCCAAAATATCGTGAAAAAACTGCAACCGTATCTACTAAAAGCGGGAGGTCCGTTAAAAGTGATTAAAACCAATATGCCTAGCAAACATGCGGTGCTATCCAATACTTACGACGCACTCCACTTTCCCTATGCCAACATTACGACGTGTCTCTTACAGGGTTTAAAACCGACTCTAGTCGTAAACTATTCGTCGACCCCCCAAGCCTATCATAACCAACCCAAACTAATTCTCGCCCATAAAATGTATGGTTTCCCCTATTTTGACATAACTGGTACCTATGGCATTACCAATCGTGATAATTATGTTATTCTGCTAAAAGACGGCGATAAAACCCTTGCCGATTTGACAAAAATCCAAGCCTTTCTCTCGACCAAATTTGCCCTCTATATTTATGAAGCTACTCGTTATCGTATGAAGTAT